TTTTCACATAAACATATTCTAAACCACAATGTCCCCTGCCGGCTCCATGATGTAGTGTCGCTTAGTGCATTGGCACCACCTCCTTTCAATGTTACGTTTTAAGGATAACTCCTTCGGAGAGGAGAAATGTTCAAATTATTATTCTGGTTCTTCGGCAGGGTCGCCCTCGAACGGCAGCTCACCCTGTATCTGCAGGAACGTCAGCTTTAGTTCCTGTTCAGCACGGATGTGGCTGGCGATCTTCTCCACCTGCCCAGACGAGAATTGTATATGCGTCATATTCGGCGCATCGCAGGTTTTTGCTATCTTGAAACTTTTCAACAGGCCCTCTACTGCGATGGGTGGGAATTTCGGGTCCGGTTTCGGCAGCTCGAGCGTCATGCGCACAGGTGATTCCTTCTTGACCAGTTCGCTCATCAATTCGTTGTCGTGCGCGGTAAAAGATAGAGCCGTGAAGCTAATCTTATCCGCGTGACATCCGATAGTGAGCGAGTTAATAATCGCCGTTGTTTGTACTTTAATTTCCGGTTTGGCTGCCCCGACCGTCGGGGTTGCGTCTTTCTTTCCCATAATTTGATTCCTTTCGTTCAAAATTAGTTCTTGCGAATTCGCCAAAGTATTTAACTGCTGCGGCGTCATACGCTTTGGCTGCATCTGTTTCAGAATTGAAGTGACCTAATGATATTGATTTTTGATTAACGACAATTCTGGCACGCCATATCTGCTTTTTCTTTCGGTAATCAACTCCTTTATATTCAGAGGAACCACCCCAACCACTTCCATTCTGTTGATTTTGGGCTTTGCTACAAAAGCGAATATTTTTAATACGATTGTCGAGGCCATTTTGGTTTTTGTGGTCAATTTCTTGCCCGGGCTTGGCATTCATAATCTGCCGGTGCATAGAAATTAGGCGTCTTTGAGGGCTTGGGGTATTACGTACCGCATAAAATCGTTTGCCTTTTTTAAGCGTTGACCATTTGTAGTTTGCAAGCTCCTCGTATTTATCATCATCAACGAGGGCAAACTTGCCTTGCGTAAGGGGTATTTTCTTCATTTTATCTTCGACACCATCACTTCCACGCCTGGCTTGTCACCGTATATTTTCCGTATGTGATGTTCAACAATCTGTGAATCGTCACAATAGATTATGCCGCTAAGAGCATCTTCAACGCAGCGTCCAAGTTTCAAGCCATCTGGCTTACTGGTTGGCAATAAGCTCCTGGCCCAATCTTTCATCACGCCCTCGTTTCGTCCGGTCCCGTAATGGCCTTTCGGGCGCAAGCGAATAAAAGTCAAAGTCAGGCATAGCGGATCGTCCCAAAGTATCATCCTATTGCACAACTGCATTGCTACCCATTTGACGGCTTGCTGCCACGCTTTCTGCTTTGGGTTCGCCGCCGTCACTATTATCTTATCGGTTTTGGGGTTTTTGAACGCCCGCTTGGACCCGGATGTCTTTGCGAGGCCGGGCACGAAAAAACGGATATAGTCGGCTGTAACGGTTGCTTCTATCATTATTTATATCCTATCAGGGCTATTGTCGAGCAATCTGTGGCTCATAACGGCTTATCCTTTAGTAGGGCTTGTCCAGCAAATCTTCGAGCTTCCATAATCTCAGTCGATTTACGAATTTCTATTAAACCATCTCGAAGTTGCTTGTTCTCGGTCTCAAGCTGCTCAATCTCCTCGTCTTTGGCCTTCAATTCCCTTCGTAATTTCTGAACAAGCAATCTCCCACCAGATAAATCCACAATAATATCCGCATCATTTATGCCGATTTCCTTTCCCGCCTTTGGCTTTGAGTGGATATTGTCCATAACACATCTACCTTTCATATCGTATAAAGACCGGCGACTACTGTGCTGGTTTGCTTCGTAGCGTCTCCTTCAGGCATCTAACGCAGACCTTTACGCTTTCACTGCCGGTCTTAACTTGTCAAAATCCACACAACTATAAATGGCACTTGTATAAGACCTGCGAAAAACGATGTTACTGTCGTGCCATATCTTACCAATTTAGGATTGTTCGGAAAGGCGAACCAATTTACGCATGCAATTAACCAACAAAATACTAATACTCCCAGATTTATCATTGTCTTATCCCTTCAAAGATGCGCGGGGGCAGCTACGCTTGGCCATATTCTTGCGTGCAGACTCTTACGCCTGCGCCCGCGAATGTTTTGGCGGCTTGCTTTATTGCTCAGGCCAAGTCCTTATTGACATAGCTGCCCTGCACATATTCACTTTTCAACAACTGTTCCTTTTATCTTCGTTGTTTTAACAAGTCGGTATTCGCCAACAGTTGTCCAGGTAACCATATCCTCCCATAATTCCGCCTTTTTCTCAGACGCCTCAAAACAATCAAGGTTTTCCTCGACTACTCGTTTCACAAATAACTTTTTGGGTAACTGTTTCTCTGCCATTGTCATCTACCTTTCATATCGTATAATTCCAACCAGCGGGCAGGATTGGCATTACCCGCTACCTACTGGCAAACCTGTGATAGCCGTTTCTTTCCGCCAACTGTCTTTCTTTCATTGCTCATTTTTTCGTCTCCTCAAATTCGCCTTGCTCGGCCACAAGGTTCTTGAAAGTCGTGTACTCCTCTCGAAAAAGCAATTGCGCTATCCCCGTCCGCCCATTGCGGTTCTTTGCCACTATCAGCTTGGCAATACCGTCGAGATCCTCTGGCTTGACATCCGGGTTTTGGGTCTTGCGATACTGGTCCTCTCGATGCAGGAACAAAACCATATCAGCATCCTGTTCAAGCGAACCGGAGCCGCGCAAATCGCTCAACCGCGGCATGTGGTTTCGCCGACTCTCGCATTCCCTATTCAACTGGCTCATCGCCAGCACCGGCACCTGCAGGTCCATACCCATCCGTTTGAGTTTGCGGCTGATGGTTGATATTCGGGTGTTCTCGGATTCGTAATGCCTTGATGTACTCATAATCTGAATGTAATCGATAACGATAAGGTCAAGTCCCTTGGTCCGCGCGTGCATCTGTGCGATTGCGTGCATCTTTTCAGGCGTTTCGACCGTCTCGTATATCGTGACATCCCTTTTCTCCAAGCGCTGCGCCATGTCGAGCAGGGCGTCGAATTCCTTCTTCGGCGGCACCCCGTCCCAGGCGTTCGGGTTGATGAACGCCTCTGCGCAGGCGGCCCGGGACATGAGCGCCTGATGGCCCATTTCCAGTGAAAAGATTAGGACTTTCTCATCTTTCTTCGCCAGCGCCATCGATACATCAAGGGCGAAAGCGGTCTTGCCCATGCCCGGCCTGCCGGCCAGGACGATAAATTCCCACGGACTAAACCCGGCGATAATCCTATCGACGTTGGGAAAGCCGGTAGCAAGGCAGTTCTTTTTGTCCATGTGCGATACCACTGACTCAACCACTTTATCTTTGAACTCATGGGCCTCATCGTCCTTGTCAATTTCGAGTGATAGGGCAAGGCGGTGTATTTCGGCTATCTGCTCATTGACCTCGCCGGGTTCGTTCGGCACGTTCGACATCTTGTGAACGGTATCAACCATGTTCCGATAGACGTATCTGCCCCGGACGATTTTAGCGTAATACACGGCGTTGTCCGCGGACGGTACGCAACCCATTATCTTGCCGAGATAGGCCACGCCGCCAATCCCTTCGAGCCGCTTTGCGTGGACCAGTTTGGTCCGCAGGACCACCGCATCTATCGGCCCCCTCTTGATATGCAGCGAAACAAGAGCATCGAATATGACCTGATGTTCAGGCCGATACAGCATTTCGGTTTTGGTAATTATGGCTAATACCTCCGGGATACAACCTTTGTCGATTATCATACTGCCAAGCACCGCGGCCTCGGCCTCGAGAGAGAACAGCCGCTCGCCGTCCGGTAACAATTTCGCCATATTAACTATCCACCTGTTCGCGACGGGTTTTCCCGCAATGTTGGCATACCCAACTTGTTATCTCACTACCAATGTCTCTGGCGCTTCTGTCTCCGCCCCAGCGATAACGAAACAAGCAAATAAAACTATGTCCCAACAACCAACATAAGTATTTTCTCATTTTATCGTCCCGTCTCTTTGATGTTTCTCTGTCGCGGCGTCAAACCTTCGCTGTCCCTCGCCGCCGGCGACACTGGAGCATCGTCAAACAAGTGCCGCTTGTTCTTCCAGCTTACCATCGACATTCGCAGGTTCGTAATCAGTACGCCCCGCGACCTCTGCCTTTCGTAATAGGCGTAAAACTCACTACTCTCTAACTCCGAAAGCCCTATCAGTATCCCGGTGTCCTTGCACTGCTGCTCCGTGAAACCCTTGACCGGCTGGTCTTTCACCGTAAGAACCGCCGGGTTATCAAGGAACGCCAGGAGGTCTATCGCCTCTTGTAGTTCCGGGCTGTAGCCGCCCTCATAATTGCCGGGTTCAAGGTTGCCGCGGCAATCATCGAAGCGATTTTTCGCGTTGGGAACAAGCCACCGCAACGATTTAAGTATTCTCTGGCGAAATTTGGGGTCAATCAGCATTAGGCAACCTCGCGCTCAAAATTCGTTCTTGCGAACTTGCCCTGTGTTAATGGTATGAGTTTTGACATTTATTATCCTCTCAGTTCAATGTAGTACACTCGCCGAAGCAAAATGGGCATTTGCCGTTGGCTAATTCCGCCATCGTCCTGTCGCATCGGCCACACTTCCATTTATGCGGCGCCTCTGGTTCCGGCTCAGGTGCCGGTGCTGGCTCATGTGCCGACTCAGGTTCAGGGAGGGGCGGCGCCTCTTGTTGTTCTTCGTTGACGGGAGATTCCGGCTGTGAGCCGGGGGCGCCGCCCTCGGGAGAATCTTCTTTCGGCTTTGTTTCAGCCGCTTTTTTCTTCGATGTCTTTTTGGGCTCGGGTGCCGGTTCTTTCGGCTTGGCGAATTTGTCCTTGATGCGGGATGTCGTCTTACCAGCCGGTTCATCGCTTTCGAGCGGCGGGAACGCCTCATCGATTGTGATATCGCCGTCCTTGATGGCTGTTTTAAGCCCGCCCAATAATTCAAGCTGCGGGTATCCGATATCCGCGGCGCCTTCGACGTCGATCGCCGCCCATACCCTCGCAGGTTTGATTTTCAGACCTTGTATCCATTCAATTACATTTTTCCGCCACTCCTCGAATGTCTTGGCGTCACCACGCGCCACAATCTTTGCTTTCTCCGAAAGCCGTTTGCATACCGATTTAGGGACCACGCGGAAGATTGCATCGCGTATGGCCTTGCTCTGCGCCGCCTTTGCGACAACCACCCGCATCCGCTCGCTGAACGGAACGCCGGTCGATTTGACGGTTGATTCGACTACCTCTGCCTTGACCGCATAGTTCCCTTCCAGGTCGTGCGCAATACCAATGGCCTTGACGTATCGTGAAGTCATTTCGGTTATCAGGCCGGCGACGCGAAGGTTGTTGTAAGATGCCGCCACAATTTCGGCGAGGCGAATGCTCATCCCCTCTGCGTATCTCATCTTGCCGGCTTCCTTGCCAACAGGACGGTTGTACATGCAGCTTGCAGCCGTGTCCTGGTCGAGCGCAATCATTTCCTCGGCGGTCCGGTAAAACTTCTCAAGCGATCGGGGGTACTGCTTTGCCGTCGCTATCTGCACATCGATGGTCGCACGCTCCATTGCCTCGAGCGCCGTTACCTGCACTGGAACGACCTCAACGTGCTCAATTTGGGTTTGTTCCTTGTCTTTTGCCATTCTTAGACTCCTTTCATAAATGGCGTGCGGGGGCAGGAACTAACCAATTCGGTCGGATAGCGTGGGCTTATCCTTCGCTCGCCAGATTGATTAGCCGTGCCGCCCACGCGCTCACACGCCGCCCCGCACATATTATTCATTTTTTTACCGCTCCATCTTCGATGAACACGCCTACCTTTCCGGTCTCATCGACGCGCTCAATCCATATCTGATAGTCCTTGTCCTTGACCATTTCGGCGATAGTTTTAAGGTTCTCCGAGTCCAACAGCGAGCCGTCTATAATCCGCAGCACCCGCAGTTTCGGGTTAAGTGCCATAGACACCGCTACGCCCACCTTGAGTTTTTCGCTCTGAGCTATTTGCGCGATAGGTATGCCGTTGAACGTCACTCCATCATAGTCTGTCTCATCAACGCTCAAGCCCTCAACTGGCATCTTGCACTTCCGTAGCATTTGTGCCTTGCGCTCCTCGATGCCGTCAAGCTCCTCGCCCTTGCTCGCATAAAGCTCATCTTGGATTTGGAGGTCTTTTTTTAGTGTCTCGCGCTGCTGGCCCTGCCTGACGAGTACGTTAGTCTTTTCGGCGTTTGCAATTTGCTCGGTCAGAGCGACAGTATCAACCGCTGGATTTTCCTTGAGCCATTGTTTGCCAGCTTCGATTGCGGCATCCAAATCAGCAATTCTCTTTATGTGCTCTATTTTTTCCCGTTGCATTACTCCGATAGTATTTGATTCCTGTTTTATCCGGGCATTTTTGTCTTTGGCTTCGGTAAGTTGTTGCGTAAGCTCCACAAAGCTCACTTTCTCAGTCGGCGCATCCGGGACCACCGGGATATTGATAATCAGACCCTTAATTCGAGTCCGCTCGCGGTTTATAACCTGCCGCTCGCCGCGCAACTCCGCAATGGCCTCATTGCTCTTGTCAAGGTCGATACCGACAAGGTCCAGCAGGATTTTACGCTGTTTTTTAGGGTCCGGCTCCTCAACGAAGGCCAGCGGGTCAAACGATATTTTGCCTACCAGCTTATCGAGGAACGCCTGCGGGCTTGTTATTGTCTTACCATATTTCGTTTCCAGCTTTACCGTGCCGCCGCCGTCTTTGGTGAACGTCCGCGTGGCGATATATTCGTCCATATCGACAACAATTTTTGCCTTCTTCTCGCCCTCTCGCACCGGCTTGTCCGGGCAGAATCGCTTACCGCATAAAGCCACAAGAATAGCATCTAAGACGCTTGATTTGCCAGCCCCATTTTTACCAGTAATGACAATGGTATTCCCTTTTGGTGAAATCTCGATCGCTGTTAGTCTTTTGAAATTCTCGGCAGTTAATTTAATTATGCGCATTTCTTGTCCTCCTTTTCATGGTGCTTTCTGCACAGCCATATCACATCTAATGGTTTTGAATAATCTTTGTGGTGGGCTTCTACTTTTTTTGCACCGCATATTCGACATGGTTTTTTCACTAAGTCGCCCCGCATCAATGCTTTTTGCACTTCTTTTCGTGCAAAATACTTCTCGGGGTCTTTTTGTCGTTGCTTATTGAGGTTTCTTTTTACTGCCCGCTTGCCTGCTGGAGTTTTGGTATATGCTTTATTGTGAGTGAGGATTTTTTCTTTATTTGCTTCGTAGTATCTCTTGTTCTGGCCTCTCAATTTATCTTTTTGGGTTTTCCAGAGGAACCTTCTGTTTTTACGATTTCGTTCTTTCCGAGCCTCTTTTTTGCAAGCGTCAGAACAATACTTTCTTCTGCTACTACTGAGGGTAAAGATGTCCCCGCATATACCGCAGCTAATTCGCAATAATCTTCTTTGTGTCATCTTTGGGTTCGGCTCCTTCCTTCGGCTCTCAGTCCCCACAACCATCCGCTGTATATGTGAGAGGCCAAGCCGAAAATGATATTCCTTCTCCTGCGATTTTATCTACAAATACGGGGGCGTGTCTGTGACAATGGCCTTCTGTTTCCAACCATCGTGCCACTTTCCACCATTTACAGTTTCCGCATGTCTTTGTTCTTTGTGGCATTTTCTTCTGTTACCTCAAAAAGATATAATACGCCCATCGGGCTAAATGCCGTATCTATCAGTTTCGCACCACGCCTGAGCAGCTTATCGTGGGGCGGCTTTATCGAACCATTCGGCCTAATCGCACTCTCCGGGATGGTCACTCGTATCTTTTCGCTCATTTCCGCTTTTTCTTCAGCCGCAGGACGCGGTAGCTTGTCGGTTCGACCGTATAGCCCTTGCGGTTTTGTAAGAAATTTGTAACGTCGCCGAGTCCACACGTTCCTATTTCGTTCCCGTCCAACGAAGCAAGTACCTTTGCGTGGGCCTCCTCTGCCGCCTTTTTCGCTTCTTTTACAATATCTTTATATTGAAGCCATTCATCAACCAACTTATCGTCCAATTCCACCGGCTCACCCTCGACACGCCGTATTCTCTTGACCAACGACAGCGTCGGCGCCGCGTCCGGCGGCGGTACGTTTCCAAGAACATGCTTTTGCCAAAAGGCGATGGCCTGTTCTCGTATCACCTTGACCAGCCCATCATCGCGCTTGACGAAGAAGTACCCGAACCCCCGCCCGCCTAAGAAAGTCGGGACGTGGCATATATCACGCTCCGTAGCCATCATGTGACAGTGGGCCTGGATGCAGGTGTATTCAGGGACATCGTCCGAGCCCTCATCCCCCCACGGCTCTATGATAGGGCCAAACATCCCTTCGGTCTTGACCTCAACCGGCTCGCCCGTATGAACAAGCTCGGCGTCCATGTGGACAAGAATGGGCGTTCCCTCAACGCGGCGTTCAATGTTCCGTTTGATTGCCCCAAACTTCTGCTTTTCGCTGAACCACCGTAGCACGCCATCCTCGAACATCTTACCAGCCGTCTGGTAGTCCCTCTCTTTAGGGTCCACTGGTATCCGGCCGGTTTTGAACATCCAGACATCGTAGGGCGTTGCGAACCGGCTGAACCCCATAATCGCCGGCACATCACTGCTGCCTAAATGCTTTCGGCGTTGCTCCGCTTGTTTTGTTGTGATGGTCATAAATGGACTCCTGTTGAATTTCTGATTTGAATGGTTTATTCCGCGTATCCCAAATCCTCTGCATTTTCTCGATTAACAAATTGAGTATCGCCATTCCTTTGAGTTGATCGCCTTGCAAAAAGGCATCCCTCGCCGCTTTCAAATTGTCCAGCGTGTATGACATCTGTGTCCCTTAATAAAAACGGGCGACAAGGGGCATCCTTGCCCGCAGAATGGATTTGCCATCCTTTGCCTGCATCGCCCTAAACTCGGCATAGCCGGAGCCAATTAAGGTTCGGCAAAGCCGAAGTTATCTTTTATTTTGC